GCCGTATTGCGAAGCCACGTTGGCAGACATCGCCCACGCGCACGGACCGCGATTACCAGCGACCAGGCGCGTCGTCGTGGCCGCATACTGGTCGTAGATCACGCAATCGCCGATGGCGGTCGAGGCAACGCCCTTCAGGTAGATGAATTCGCCCTCGCCGTAGGTGGGATCAACGGCACGGATGCGCGTCCCCAGCGGGAAAAGCTGGGTCGTGCTCGTCTCGTTGATCGCCTGCGGAAGAACGTTCGGGATAGTAGAAGTGTAAGCCATGATGATTCCTTTCTCGCCTTGGCGGTTAGTCTTTCAGAACCCCTTGCAACATGGCGTTGGAGAGCGTCATGTTGCCGGCGAAGAGGATGAGATGAGTATCCACGTCCTGATTCACCGGATGGACGGGCTTCGTGGGCTGGAACATGCGCCCTTCCGCGTACTTCAAGAAGATGTAATCCGTGTTCAGGAAGTACATGTGGTTGGTCGTGATGCCCGTCGAATCCTCGTAGACCACGGGCGCACCCATGAACATGAGGTTCGTGAAACCCGCTTCCGCCGTTTTGGCATCGGTGAACCGCTGATTCGCCTGCAAGCTCGAGTTGTAGAGCTTGTAGTAGTTGCGGTCAGCGATGAGCAAGTCCGGCTTATCCGTGCCGCGCGTGCAACGCAGATAGACTTCGGTCATGTACGTCTGGATATTCGCCGCCGTCGCCGCCGCGCCGCCATCGGTGGTCGCGTCGTACGACTGGTTGCGCCAGAACGTCCACGTCGCGCGGTCGATGCCGCCCACGGAGCCCGAGGTCGGAGTGTCGGCCACCAGCAGTTGCAGGCCGCCGATCTGCTTACCGCCCGAGCCCGTGCCATCGGAGTACATGCCGATCGTCACGTTGTTCTTCAGCGTGATTTCGGCCGTCTTGATGCGAGCTTCCAGCAGGTTGTGGATTTCTTCCTTGCCGCGGTTCTGAACGAATTGCTCCAGGCCAGAGATGGACACGTTAGCCTGACCTTGCTTCCACGCGAAGTTCGCGGAGGTGAGCATGTCGGTGGGCGTGATATTGAGCACTTCGTAACCCGAGTACCACTGGAAATTGCTTTCCGCGTACATCAGGTTTTCGAGGATTTCGCGCCCGGCGGCGGACTTCCATGCGCCCTTGTCTTTGAGCTTTTTCAGCAGGACGTTGCCCTTGCTCACGTTGTCGGCGAGCTTGGGCGAATAGTTTTGCAGCGTGGTGGTAATCAGTTCCGACAAATTGGGATTTGCCATGATTTAGCTCCTATGCAGAAAGTTGTTGTTCTGCCAGCCTCATCGCATCGGCGATGGAATTTACCGATGACGCTTGGGTGACAGCACCAGTACCGCTCGGGCTAAATCCGGCGCGCTTGGCGTTCGCGGCATCCTTTGCAAGCTTGTCGGCTTGAGCCTTCTTGGCCTTGGCCTGTTCAGCCTGCTGGGTGCGGCTCCAAACAGCGTCATTCATGCGGATTGCCTTGCTATAGGCGGTGTTGAGATCGACTTGATGCCCCGCTGCGACTTGCGCTTTCACGGCCACGATTACGTCGCCGAGCACTTCATCGAAGTACGGGTATTTCGGTTGCCCGCTGGCATCCTTGGCGGAGGCGAATGCCTCAATCTCGCCGAGATAACCTTGAAACTGGGCTTGCTGCTGATGCTGCGCCTGACCGTTGAGGTGACCCTTCAGGTCGTTGACCTCTTTCATCAGGGCGCGCACGTTGGGGTCTACCTGCTGCTCTTGCTGCAACAGGGTATTGAGATCGAAGCCGATCTGCTCTGCAATCCAGAGGATGCCCTGGCCGGGGTCTTGGGCTAGCAGGTTGTCGGCGGCGGCGAGGCGGGAGAGGTACGCCACATCGTCCATGCCATTCAGGCGGCGCGCATCGCGCGAGGGGCCAAGCACCGGCTCAAGAGAGCGCATCACGTTGGCGTAGGGTTCCACGCGCGCCATCGCGCGGTTGTACTGGCCCTTCATGAAGGACACTTGATCCTTCAGCCACTTCGCCCCTTCGGGGTATGCCTTGGCGTGCTTGTCGAATTCTTGGCGCACGTGCTCGGGCCACGTTTCAGGCGCACGAACGTCTTGCGTGTCGGCCTCGGATGCGGCTTCTTCAGTGGCGGCGCTCGGGTCTTCGGTCGCGTTCGGGTCGGTGGATTGCGAAGAGTCTTCTTCGTTCGCTTGGGTCGCGCCGTTTTGCGGCACGCCACCGTTAGCGCTGTCGCCAGTAAGCGGCTTGCCCGTGGTGCCTTGGTTTGCGGGGACGCCACCCTCTTGACCCGAGAGTTCATCGTACGACTGGGAGATTACGGCGCTCAGTGTCTCAGGCGCTGCTGCCTGACCGGCGGGGGTGGACATGCGATAGCCTCCTTGGCTAAGACATTCCCGAATCGCCGACTTCTACCATGCCCGTCTTTGCGAGCATCTCCCGTTTGTGTGAGCGGGAGGTAATCCATTCGCCCTTGTTCGCCACGTTCTTGAATGGCTGGATGTCGGGCTGGATGTATGGCGCGGATAGTACTCGCTCGACTTCGCCTCCGCAAGAGCACGAGGGCGCACAGTTCCTGCCATCGATTGTGCGATACTCGGTGAACACGTTTCCGCAGGCGCAGCGAAAGTCATAAATCGGCATCATTTTTCCTTGTGAGTGGTCAATGTCTCTACTTGCTGCGTTCCTGAAACCCTTCATCCTGACCGCGTGCCTGCTGGTGTTCTGGGCTGCGCGCGCCGCGGCGTCGAAGCTGCCCGACGGCCGACTGAAACGACTGCTACTGCTGCGCGTTGACCAGTAGTCCAGCACTCCCCCACGCCCCCGAGGCCTGAAGCAACTTCGCCAGCTCAGCGCGCGCCGCCAACTGCGCGGGTGTCATGTTGTTCACCGCTTTGCCCATGAGCGCTGACGCGTATTTCGGCTCCATGAGCGCCTTGGCCAGCACCTCGCGCGTCTTTTCCTCTGCGCCGCTGTAGGCCAGGTTCGCGCCGCGCAGGAATGGCGCGACGAAGGCTGATTCGGCGAAAGTTTCCGGTGCGCCCAGCGGCCCCGCGATCTGGCGAACGATGTTCTTGGTCACCAGGTTCTGCGCGGTGGTGCTGCCGGTGGTTTTCGCCAAGTCCTGAGCGCGCGCGGAGCGAGCAACGTCTTTCGCCACGCCGGTAATTTTGGCGAGTTGTTCTGGGTCAAGCACCGATTCAAGCGTGCCGTTTCGCCCGGTGGCGCCGCGCACAGTCGCCTCGCCGTTACGGATCGCCTGTGCGAACTCCTGCGGCCGCGTGCGCGTCGGTGCGCCTTCCATGAAGTCGGTGATCGCAGGCGTCAACTTGTCTTTCAGGTATCGACCCACTTCCATCTGGTTGATGGGTTGCGAGTCGGCCTGATACTGCATGCGCGCGGCGTAGTAAGAGGGCGCAAACTTGTCGCTTTCGAGCACGCCAAGGAATTTATCCTTGGTATCAATCAGCGCACGTTTCAGGTTGCCTTCTGCGCTACCAATCATGTCGTCCAGCGCGAGTTTCGTGTAGTGCGCCATCTCGACTTGGCGATTCGGGTCGAAAATGCCCTTCTTCGGGTCGAATTTGATGCCGCTATTCGCGGCGAGCTGCTGCGCCTGAGCGACGGCATCGCGGAACGCCGGACGCTGCATCAGTTTCGTGAATTCACCCTTGATCCAAGGCGAGTCCTGCGGTTGCTCAGTGAATGCCTGGTCGTAGAGCGCCTTAGCATTTTGCTCCCGCGCGTTGGTGGCCGTCTTCATCATCGCGTCATCGCCCGCCACGTCGCCCAAGGCTTTCAGGCGAGCGGCGGTGTTCTCGCCGGATTGCTTGGCGAGCGCGGATTTCACCGCTGGGTCCGACTGCATGGCGAGTTGCAGCGCGGCGATGCCTGCGTCGTCGCTCGCCTCGGCAAGCGTGGGGTTTGAGCCAGGCACGTATTGCGGCGCGCTGGCGGCAGACTGCATCGCGGCGTTCGCATTGCCGCCCGCGGCGCGCCGGATCAAGTCGCCCGCGATTTGCTCACGGCCCCCCTCAGTGAAGGGCTTGACCATTGATTTCACGCCCTCATACCCCGCCTGCGCAGCGCGGCCTGCGGCGAGGCCAGCGGCGCTCCCGAATGCGCCCAATGCGGTATTGGCGGCACGGCTTTCGTCCGAGGCGACCGGGCGCAGGAATCCCAGCGCGGCGCCACCGGCAGCGGCCGCCTTGTAGGTGGCAGGGCTCGTGAGCGCCTTCCCGAGCGCCGCGAGTTTCGGCGCGGACGACAGCTTGGAGAGCGCGCCAGCAGGAAGCATGGTCATCGCGACCTGTCCGGCCACGTCGCCAACCTTGCCGCCCCAGGTGCCTTCCAGCTGCTTGTCCAGCCGTTTGGCTTCATCAACTTCGGCCTGAACCTTAGTTGGATCGAAAGTATCAAGCTGGTTCAGCCCGGGCACATTGGACCCAAGCTGACGCAGGCCACGCCCAGTATCGACCACGGCCTTACCCGCGCCTGCCAGCATGTTTTCGCCGAAGCTGCCCGTGGTCGTGTATTTCTCCGGCGCGGGCTTGGCCTTCCATTGGGACTGTGCGAAGGAAAGCACGTCCTGCTCACTCGCGCCATCCGGTGCGGTGATCTCGAAGCGCTCACCAGTGGGTGAGGTGATTTCGTAGCGTGGCATGGCTATTGGATAGGTTTGATTGACCAGCCAGCAGGGACCGCAGGCGAGGCCATACGGCGACTTTCGGGGACTTCGGCCAGGATTCCTTGGATGGCCGTTTTTCGATTTGCTTCTTTTTGCGCCATCACCTGAGGGCTGTCGCCAGGTTGCGGGAAATACTGCTGCTGCGCGTTCGTGAATTCTCCAGGCGAGATCACCGCGCCGGACTCACGGCGAAGCACCGCGTTGATGAAGTCACGCTGTGCCTGCTCAACCTGCTGCTGCTCGGGTGAAGCCATGGCGTTCGCAGCCATCGCGACAGGGGCGCCGAGAAGGGGGATGGCCTCGGCGGCGCGCTTGACCAGCGATGGCTGCGTGACACCATTTTTCGCAAGGCTCCCCAGGGTGGCATTGCTCTGAGAGGCGCGCGTACCAAAGAGATTTGCCTTGGCTTGGGCGTCGGTGAGTTCCTTCGGGGCCTTGCGCAGCTGCTGGCCGCTCGGCGCGGTGGCAGGCCCCGAATAGCCTTTCTGCGGCGGCGCAACCCATTGGTAGCCGTTCTCGGTCTCCACCAACTGCGCGGCAGGCGGTTGCTGACCAGCGCGCGCGATTTTCACCTTGGCGTCGATTGCGGCTTGGTTGACTGTCGGCTTGCCGTCCGGCCCCATGATGATGAGGTCATCCGCGCTGATTGCCTTGCGCAAGTCCGCTGGATTCTGCGTCTGCAAGAACTTCGAGTAGCTGTCCGGCGAGTAGTCCTTCGGCGCGAAGTGGCTGGTGTCGATGCCGCCCCCGCCGATCTTCTTGAGAGCGCCGCTCTGGTCGCGCTCGAAAGCGTTTTCCCCAGGCTTCAGGGTCAGGATTTCTTTCTTGCTGGGCATGAGCGTGCTCATGGCGAACTGGCGCGCTTCCGGCGACGTGGAAGCCAGCATCGCGCGGGCAAGCTGCACGCGGCGCTCCTGGAAGGCTTCCGGCGTCTCCGCCCCGGTCGGCATCGGGTTGCCCTCGTCGTCGTTGGGCGTTACGGGCTGCACACCAGCACGCGGCCGCAGGGTCGCCAAGTCGGCCATCTTTTGGCGACCGACGCCCTCATCATATTCGCGCTGATCGCGCACGCCGCGCGCCAAGCTCTCGCTCTCACGCATGAGGTTTTCAGCGCGGTTCTGACGCACAGCGTTTGCGAGCACGTCCCAGCCGGAACGCACAGGCTGCGCCTGCATGAGCGACTGCGCGAGGCGAAGGCGGTTCTGTGAGGGCAGAAAGTCGTAGTCGTCCATTTATTCCACCTGGTCGTAGTACACCGCCTTCACGCCGCCGACTTCCGTCACCGCACTTGGCTTCACCTTCTCGACTTCCTGCGCCATCACACCCATCTGCGCCAAGGGGGAACCCTTGTAGTTGTAGGTGTATACCGGCAGGCCGCCATCGGTTTTGCCAACGCGCTTGATGTTCTCCTTCACGCGGCGGTCGGAGAACATAGCAGCGCCGAAGTTGAGCGCGCCGTTGATGTTGTTCGAGCGGCGTTGCGTGTTCTGATTCCAGACACCCACGGCGTTGTTGTAGTTGTTCATGTTCGCCTGATTCTGCAAGCCGTATGCGCCATTCACGTCAATTTGCCCGGGTTCAGCGAATCCAGTGCCGCGCTCGCCACCGCGGGCTGACCCAATCAGCGTCGCCAGCTCGTTGAACTGTTGATCGCGGGCGCCCATGAGCTGTCCGCGGCGCTGCAAGTCGAGGCCTGCGGCGGCAAGCCGAGCCTGAATGTCTTGCCCGCGCATCGCAACGGCGTTGGAACCAGCGGCGCTTGATGCAGCCTGCGCGCGCGCCGCGGCAGACTCGGAGAGTTGCGCCTTCTGCGCCTGTTCGCCGAACAACTGGCCGCGAGACTTGGAGCGAACGTCAATGTTTGAAAGCCGCTCGCCGATACCCTGTTGGCGAGTTGCCAAGGCTTGTTGAAAGAGGCGCTGCGCTTCCTGACCGCCAGCAATATCGGCATCCAGCGCCGAGCGCTCGCGTGACAGGTTTTGCGCCTGATCAAGGCGGTTGAATTCGTCGTTCCACGCGTCTGACCCGACCACGAGGCCCTGATTGGCGAGCTTCTGGCGCAGGCCATCCTGCTGCTGGGCGCGTTCAGGCTCCATGAGCATGCTGGTGCGCTTGAACATGGCATCGCGCGCGCGTTGGGATGCGGCGCTGGTGTCCTGATCGAGTTCCGCGAGCCCACTGGTATCAAGCTCTTTGTAAAGCTCCGGGAGGTCTTTGTCGTTGAAGCCGCCGTACGCCGCTGCACCGCCACCCCCTCCTCCACCACCACCGCCGTAGCCGCCCGCCTGACCGCCAGAGCCGAAGAGCCAGTTGAAGTCCTGATCGCCGACGCCTTTTTGCAGCTCATCGAAGAAGAGATCGCCGCCCGCGTTGTTCTGATTCTGCCAGTCCACGCGGCCCTGGGCCAGGCCAGTGACGCCAAGATTCAGCTTGTTGTTCGCGTCGCGGAGCGCTTGGTCGTCTGGCGTCAGCGTGTCGGTCAGGGTCGACCGGCCATCAGGCCCAGTCGTCCACGTGCGAGAGCCGCCCGGACCTACACGATTGTAGCGGTTGGCGTTTTCCTGCTCGCGGATGATGTCCGCTGGGTTCGGCGCGGGAGGCGCTTCAGGTGCTTTGGGGGACTTGAACGGATTGCTCACTGGATGCTCCTAGCCATCTGCATTCGGATTTGAGAATGCGAGAGCAGGCGGCATCCTCGGCGCCGTAGAAGCCTGACAACATGGCCTCGTGGGTAGCGCCGAGCCGCTTGTGCAGCTCGATTGCGGGTTTGTTGCTGACGCGCGACATGAAGGTAATGCGGGTCACACCAAGCGTCTGGAAAGCGTATTGGAACACGGCGCGCGTGTAGGCGAGCGTCACGGGTTTCTGTGCTGCGAAGGAGATGAACACGTTGTGGTCGCTCCAACCGGTGAACACCGTGACGGCCGCGATGGTGCCGTGCTCGTCTTTCAGGGTCAGCCAAGACGACAGGCGCGGGTCGAATGAGTCCCCGATACGCTCGGAGGCCCATCGCAGCGATGCCTGATCTTGGCTGTAGTCGATCACTGCGCGGCTTCGAGTGCGGCGATGCGCGCTTCAAGGGCTGCGATCTTGCCCAGAATGTTTTCGCCGAAGACATGCAGGCCGGATGGACCGATAGTGGCGTAGGTCGCCTCCAGGCTCTTGGGGCCGCCGCGGAATTCAAATTGCCTACCGACGCCGCGAGTGATGAACCGGATGTCTCCAGCGTCCAAGCCGCCGACTTCCTCTCCGCGAAAGGTGCGTGCCGTTAACTCCACCGCCTGGTTGTCCAGGTAGGGCTGGCCTGTCTCAGGGTCGATGATGTAGTTGTTGCTCTCGTCCACCCGGCACTTCCCTACTTTCTGGATGTAGAGCGCGCTCGTGTCAAGCCGATCACCGAAATATACCTCGGGACCATCGCATTTCGTTCTAGGAAGAAGGTGCGCATAACGGAAGTTGTAGCGGAAGGAAAACCGCTCGGTCATGACCTCCCACAGCCCGGCGTACTCAGAAGACAAGCCATACGGATAGGCGCGATGAAAGAACGGCTCAACGCCGCCGCCCATTTTGGGCACATCCATGCGCAAGGCGAAGGTGACGCCCTGCCCGGCATTTGCCCAGTCAATTGCGCTGATAGATGACGTGTCATGCGCGACCGAAACCGGCCCGAGCGTAACGGGAGTCGTGAGGTTCGTTCCCTGCGCGAAGACGGGTGACGCGGCGAAAATGAAAATTGTGAGGATGCGCTTCATAGCAAAACCTCCTGACGGCTGCGATAGTTAAAGGTTGACGTGACTTGGGCGATCTGCAATTCGTTTTCGTGCGTTATGAGAGGGGGTTGAGTACCACGAAACCTACCTTCGTTTCCGCCGTCGCGTTAGCCGTGAACCTGATGATGAACGAGCCGGCCGAACACACAACGTTCTTGATGAGAGCGGTGGTGTCGTTGGTCAGAATGGTGGGAATGACAACGGAATTGGCGGTCACCAAGCTATTCGTCACAGTCACCGTGGAGTTGCCCGCCGCGATATTCACGGAGCCAAGGGCCTTGTTTATCGTCTGGTTTCCGGTGGTTCCGCCAGCCGTGATCGTTGCATCGATGCGCAGCTGGGTCAGGAACATTGTGCCGAAAGGAAAGGCCGCAGCGCCCCAATTGTAGCTGGCGCCGTTGGGCGGATAGCCCTGCGTGCCGTCGAAATTGACCGCTGCAATGCCGCCCCCAGCAATGCCGAACGTGTTCCCGCCGGGGCGGTAGAAGCCGGTGTCCGGGTCGCTGGCGAAGGTGCCGGATGGCAGGCTGAAAGTGCCGTCGGCGAACTTCGCCTGCCCGGTAAAGGTAGGTGCAATCGTGGTGCGGCGCGCGCTTGCGGACCTCATGAGTCACCATTCCCGGGCGAAACAATCAACGATTGCGCAGCCGTCCCTGAGATGGTGGAGATGAAGACCGTGGCTTGTTCGGGCAGCGAAATCAGCTTGCAATGGCCAGGCTGAACTGGATAGCTGGCCGCCACCGTTGCTGCGCTACCTGCTGCCAACGCAACGCGGACATACACGATATCGGTGTTGGTGTCCGGCGCGTTAAGCTCCATCTGTTTGGCGCGGACGGTTGTGACTTCAACGGTCGCACTGGCAACGCCAACGGCAAGTGTGGTACTGCCTTGGTCATTCGGGGTAAAAGCACTCATGGCAGGGTCTCTTGTTCTTCAAGCTCTTCCCCGGGCTGCCGTTGCATGTGGGCCGCAATGGCGCTGTCAACGCGCGTCATGACCTCTTTTTCAAGCGCGAGGATACGCTCCCGATAGTCCAATTGCAATTCGGCCTTCTCAAGGTCTTTCTGCTTCAGTTGGGCATCCTTCGCGGCAAGCTGCGCCTGGTGCTCGGCGTCCTTCACCTTCGCCTCACGCTCACCGAGCTCCTGCTCCTTCTGCTGGATCATCTGCTGGGCTTTCTTTTGCTCCACTGACTCGCCGCTTTCGTCGCTGCCCCACTCATCAAGTGCTTGCTCAAGAGACGAGCCCACGCGAAACGCACGCGTACCGAACATCAGGAGCTCCTTCGCCACCGTCAGCGGCATGGTGCCCTGCTGCACGGCTTGCGCGAGCATCGGGAAGAGGTTGCCCAAGGCTTGGAGGAATTCCGTGCGCGCCTGCTTCTCGGCATCCGCGTCCGCCTGGATTGTCGAATCGGTTTCGATATCGATCTTGAAGCCGCGCAGCTTGTCGTTGCGCAGGATGCCCAAGACTTCCTCCCATGTGGGCATCTCGAGCTTTTTCTTTTCCTCAGGCGACAGCGGAGGCACTTGCGGCGCGGGTGGCTGTTGCTGGCCTTGGCCTGTTGCCTGCTGCTGTTGCGCCTGCGCTGCCTGCTGCTCCATCGCTTGTCGCGCTTGAATGGCCTGCTGCTTCTCCGCCTGCGTCGAAAACAAGTCCACGCCGGAGATTAGGGCCATGGTCTGCTCGCTGAAGTGCTCGGCGATGATCTCGGCCTTCAAGCGGATCAGGTCACGCGCGAACTCGGCGAAGCGCTGCTTGCGCGCCTGAAGGCGAAGGCCTGCCCATTGGCCCTTGATGCGCTGGGCCGTCGCCGTCTCGGATGCCTGCGAAGAACCCCGGATGATGTCCGCGATGCCGGTGATCTCGTAGATGATTTGCTTGGTCTGCTCACGGTAGCTGTAAAGCTGCAAGATGACCTGGGCAATCTTGTCGAGCGGAGCCTCGGCGAGCAATTTCTCGAGCCCGCCGTCCTGCATGAATTGCTGGAACTCCTCGATAGGCACGAAGCAGTTATCGGACGCAGCATTCGCCACGTCGCCGAGCGTGTTGGCGTACTTTTGCGCGTAGACCCCGCGGCGCTTCAGGGCGGCGATGAGAATCTGGATGCGCTGGCTGATGTTGTCGAGCTCGAGCGCCAGGTCCTGGTACATGCAGTACTCAGGGATCGGGATCATCGTGCGGTTCGTGCTGACCGTCCAAATCGGCTTCGGATTAGGGAACATCCCTTCGAGATGCAGGGGGTCATCCTCGACGGGCATGAGGAATTGCGAGGCCCCCTCAGACACAAAGAAGCGCTTGCGGGCGCGCTTGTCCCAACCCTCCCACACCCGCACCGTGTTGCAGCCTTCCTGGGTGTCGACCTCGGAGCCGTTGATGTTCTCTTTGTTCTGGTAGGTAAGGCTGGCAGCCACATCCGGACCGAATTGAATCCGAACCTCTTCCTCCGTCATGTCGATGGCGTAGGCCACCCACCACACCTTGTCGTAGCGCTTGACCCTGGACATCGCGAACATGTCCCACTGGATGTAGGCGCACGTCGCCTCCTCGTAGACCTTGCGGTCCTGCATGACCGGCTTGCCGTCAGGTCCGATGACGGGCTGACCCGACTCATCGTTCACAGGCTCGGGCTGAAAGTACGGCTTGTAGACGGCCCGCGCGACTGCGAAGCCGGGCAGGAGCGTGTCCTCGTTGCAGGCACCAAGCACGGCACCGAAGTCGTAGTCCGGCTTGGGCTCGATGCTGTAGCTCACACAACGCTGCAGAACATCCGCCGCCACACGCCCGACCACATCTTTGTCGGCGAAGCGACGGCGCACATCGGGAATAGGCGAGTTCGAGTACACCGCGCTGCGCAGTGTCTCCACGTTGGCGTAGAGGATGTTGAAGCGCACGCCGCCAGAGTTGGAGCTGGATACTATTGCGCCGGCAGCGTTGGCGGTGTCGCGCTCATCCCGGTACCGTTCCTCAACCTTGCGAGCTCGCTTGTAGTAGGGCTCCCAATGCTTGCAAGAGCGACCGATCTCCTTCACCCACCAATCGGCGGTCTTGTACGCATCACCCTCTTTCGTGGCCGCGGGTTCCTCGGCCCCCTTGGCGCTTAAATCCGCCCGCTGCCCTGTTGGTTTTTCCATTGCTGTACATGCCTTTCGGTGAGTTCGCCCAAGGTGGGCTGACGGACATTGACCTCTGGTAAGCGCGGGTATACCACAGGTTTGGGCTTTACCCAAGGGCGCGACATGCAGGCGTAGCGCCACTCGTCGGCGGCGTGGTCTTCGCCGTCAGTGTCGACATCCTCCGCGCGGTGCTCGTCGTGCATCAGCGACGGGATGGTGCGGATGGAGTCCGTGCAGGTGTCAAAGACGAAGAGCATGGGCACGCCATCGAAGCCCGTGATGCGGTCGCTCATCTGCTGCCAGCCTGCGATGCGCGCGTTGTCGGCGGGGATAAAGTTCACGGTCTGGTCTTCGTTGTAAATCTGCTCGGCGATGGATGGTCCGCCCTCTTGCTTGAAGCATGCCGGGTCGGCGACCGAGTAGGCGTAGGACTCGCCCTTGTCCAAGAGGCGCCCGCGCTCGTCACGGATCACGCCGGAGCGCTCGGCGATGCCGGCCGCAATCTCGGAGTTTTTCAGCTTCAGGCCCACGTTCGCCATGATTGCGCCGTCGGGAGTCTTACGCACGCCGTACCACTCGCGGTACCGCACCAGCGCGCCACGTGGCAGCAAGCGGCCATCGTCCAGCGTCATGTCGTCGCCCACGACTGCCCACCAGCCCACAGAGAAGGGCCGCGCGGAGCCCCAGTCGAATGAGCGAAAGCGCGTCCAGTCGGCGGGGATGGTGAAGGGCGGAATCTCGTGGACCGCGGAGGCGTAGGTGTCGAAGAAGGCGCCCTCGATTGCCCCCCAGTCGCCGTCCAGCATGGCCTTGACCAGTGCCGCAGAGCCCAGGCCAGCCAGGCGGTCAAGGTAGTCCGGATCGTCGTTCAGCAGCGTGGGGTTGTCGCGCAGCAGCGCCTTGATGTACTGCCGCTTCATGCCGCCCTCTGACTTGGGCATCTGGCGGATTTCCCCGTCGCGCGCTCCGTCGACAAAGGAGACCTTCACCCACGTGTGTCCGATGTTGCCAGGGTTCGAGCCGCACACGATACGCGGGAAACGACTTGCGATTGCAGCCGGGAGCTTCATGCCCACCATACGCACGCGGCCTCGCAGGAAGCGGTAGATGATTTCGGTGAAGTGGGTGAGCTCGTCAATGAGCAGGACGTGAATCTCAGCGCCCTGGTACTTGAAGCGGTGCTTCTCCTCTTGGCAGTGGCAGAGGTAGATTTTCGATCCGTTCCAGAGGAAGCGAATCTCGCCCTCCACGATCTCGACCAAGCGCTCATTCACCCACGGCGCGAGAAGCGCGCGGAAGCCCTTTGGGCCCTCGACGTGGTTCTTTACCAGATCGTCGCTGATGCGGCGGAAAAGATAGACCTGAAGGCCGGGGATGGCGAAGCACCAGAGGATCGCTAGCACGCGAAGGAGGAATGATTTGCCTGGGCCAGCGGCACCACCAAAGAGGATTTCAGTTGCTTCTGACTGGTACACGTCAACTTGACGAGGGTGCAGCCCAACGTCGAGCGTGGCAACCTCAGTGACCACGGCCGCTTATTCCGACTTGACCATGCCGCCCAGCACGAGGTTGATTTCAGGCACTACGGTGACCTTCGCTTCCATGTCCATGGTCAGTTTCGGCTTGCCATCCAGCCGGTCACCAATCTCCTTGATCGCTGCCTGGTCACCTTCAAGCGCCATGGCAATCGTCTTGTTGGCGATCTTCAGCAGAGCGTGGCCGCGCTCGATGCCAGCCTTCTTGTCCTCGTACTGCTTCAGCGCCTTGTCGAGCGCGTCGCCCCAAGGCTTGCCCTTGCTCGCATTCTGGTTGCCCGGCTGAGCGCCAATCTTCTTGCCCGCCATCATCGCTCCTGAGGAAAAGTGCCGGGAGCCTGAGCCCCCGGCTAATCGGCCGCACATCGCAAATGTGCGATGCATGCTACGGGAAAGGAAGCATGCACGGACGCGATGTTGCGATAAAAAGCCCTGAGTCGTCAAGAAGGTTTGTGACAAACGACAAGTTTTTGAGCGAAATGACGTTTTGCGTCACATTGGCTGAAGGTGTTGAGGGGGATGATTTTGTGATTTATATCGATGACTCCCGACGCTGACGCCGGAAGGGCAGGCGCTCAAGCCCGGCCAGATGCCGGTAGAGGCGCAGGAACGCGGGCGGCATGGCGGCAACGCCGCGCTCCCAGTCCTGCCATGTGCGGCGGCCAACCCCGATCAGGTCAGCCGCCTGTTCTTGCGTGTGACCGGTCAAATCACGAGATGCGCGGGGTTCGGCCATGCTCAGCGCTCGGTGTGATACGAATGAAGGATTTCTTCGAGCAGGACTTCGTGCTCTTCGGTGTAGTCACCGTTCGGCATCAAGGTCTTGACGCGGATGCCGTCTTTGGAGAGCGAGACCAGCAGCGCATCGTGTTTTTCGTTGGTGTCGCGGTCAACATAAACAACGTTGGTTGGGGAGGCAAAGAGTTTTGTTTTTTTCATTTTGGCATCCCTTGGCTAGAGTTGAACTTGGCCGACTTTACCGGTCCAGTATGCGACTGCTGGCTTGTGACCTTCGATGAAGGCGCGCGCAAATTTGTTATCGCCGACGATCTTGGCTGTGGGAAGCGAAACAGTAACTGCATCTTGCCACTGCTTGAAGGTTTTAAAGGTTGCGTTCATGTTGTTTCTCCTGGTTGTGGTGCGTTGTTGATGACTGCATTGTGCACGGAGTCCGTGCGCACGTCAACAACTTTCGATTGTGCACTGCAACCAAGAGCGGGCAGTGAGTTAACAATATGAATCCCATGATTTTTTCGGAGTTGGGGCTTCGATGAAGAAAAAAGAACCCTCCCCGCTTTTTTCTGAGGGCGTGTTTGGCGCTTGGCTTTTTGGCCGGTCTGCTTCCCTTTCGGGTGACCTTGGGCGCTTCATGGTTGCCGGCCTCAGGCCAGGCGAAACCGCTCCGGGGTTCAGAGCCACGTACCGCTTTTTGCTCATGCGCTGCGGTTTCGCGCGCCGCCATGATAGCTTGAAGTGTGCCCTGCTGGTCAAACCCTGGGGGCACGCTCAGGGTGGAGAACCTGCGCATTTACCCGTGCGCAGCCATCGCCAGCCGATGGTAAGTGCGGGTTCAGATTCGAAGCTGGGCGATCATCACGCGAAGTTGTTCACGGGCGGCCATGGCGCGATTGGTGAGCATGTTGACGCGCGCCTCGATCTCGGAGATAGGGGGCGCAGTTTCGCTTGGAGCTGAGGCCGCAGAATCGTTGATGCTGACAGAAACGGGCTGAATTCGAACCGAGAGGGCATCGATGGACGAGACCACTTCGGAGAGGGCGTAGTCCAGGCCGTCGATGGTGTCCTGCACGGTCGGGCGCTTTACCTCTGGCGGCGGAAGGTCGAACGCTGACGATGGGGGCGGCGGCATGCGATCCACGCCAAGCCATCTTGCAACCATCTCCGGCGACAGGCCTCGCTGGATCGGGACCATTTTCGGCACCCGCTTTTTCGCTGGGGTCTTCGGTGCCACTTTCTTCGCTTTTCTGGTGCTCATTTCGATGTACCTCCTGTGGTTTGGGCGTGATCGCCCGGTTAGAACGGCAGCGCGTCAAAGTCTTCGCGCGGCTTGTTGATTTTTTCGACCTTCGATGGAGGCTCCACTACGACTAGTGGTTTACCCGTAGCGCACATCAGAACGGCGATGGCATCGGCCTCATTGTGGTCTTGAGGGTTGAACCCGAGCTGCGCCGCGCGGACCATCATCTCCTGCTTCGTCGCGCGCCCGGAGCCCGTGAAGGCTTTCTTAACCGTACCCGAGTGGAACTGCTCGACGGTGATTCCGCGGGCATCGGCGGCCATGTAGAGCACCGCCAGGAACCCGCCGCGCACTTCAGCTGTGCCGCCGTGATCGTTGGGCGCGGAGAAGGCCTTCTCGACCGCGATGCGCCGGATGTTCGGATAGCGGTCGAAGGCGCAGCGCAGCCAGTCGGAGAAGCGCGCGAAGCGGCGCCCGGGCTCCGTGGCCTTGTGCGCGAAGGTTTCGGTGCCGGATTCGACCTTGCCATCAGGGCGCAGAACCGCCCAGCCGGTGACGGTCGCGAGATCGAGGGCCAGCACGGCTTTAGACATGGCGCCAGGTCCTGCGGCTGATGACGTGCTGGACGGTAGCCACCACGACTTGCAGGTCAAGTTGCTCGCGTATCTCGAAGGCGACGAAGCCTGCAGTGGCCATCGTGCGGATGCTGCGCACCTGGTCTGGCGTTAGCTTTGCCGCGGGCGACCACGGCGGGCGCTCAGCGAGGGTGCGCTCGCGCTCCAGCGCCTGCAGCGCGATCTGTTGCGACATTGCTTGGCGGGCGGCGAATTCGGCAGCGTTTCGAGAACGCAGTTCGGCGAGGCGATCTTGGGCGTAGCTCATGAATCCTCTCCAGGTTGGCGTAACGCAATGTCGTAAGGCTCGGGCGGATTGGTCGCATCTTGCGTGAATCGAAAGCTTTGCTGGTCGTACCACAACTTGACTGGCCCTTCCCACTCGCCGTGTCGTTGCTTATCGCACAGCAAATAGGCATCCGGCTCCGACCAGTCCCCGCTTCCGCCTTTCTGACGGTCTGCCTCCTTTCGCTTGTTGCGCCATACGGTAAACACGTTGTCCACCTGGTCCGTGATCGAGCTCGAGCCTTTCGCGTCAAACTTTCCCGGCATCGTCCGTTCGTCAGCCATTTTCTTCGCGTGGTGAATCAAGTGAATGTGCATGCCGGTGTCTAGCGCTATCGTGCACAGCGAGTTGACGAAGTCTTTCTGTCCGTTGTAATCGTCGTCACCGCGCACGCACTTCATGAGCGAGTCGAGAAAAAAATGTTGAATACCAAGCTGGTCGTGACACCAGCGGATGACCGCCTGCATCTTCTTCGGATCGACCATGCCAAGCTGGTCGTAAATCCACAGACGGTTCTCAGTCCAGTTGTGGAAGCCTCGAATGAACGGTATTTGCGGCTCATGTGATGCGGCGGCTTGCCGAACCATCCGGCTCAACGTCTTAACCGGCTTCATCTCCAGCGATGCGATGCACACCCGCTGCCCCTGCCAGCAGAGGGAGAGTGCAACCTCCGAGGTCATTGCGCTTTTGCCATGGCCGTTGATCCCAGGCCAGAGCGAAACCTCGCCCGGACGTAGCCGGATGTCATGCTTGGTCTTCGACCATGGCAATACACACCCGGTGTGCTCCGCTGGCATGCACATCGAGTCGATGACACGCTGTGCCATCGTGCAGGCGGCAATGACCTTTTCGCCCGGGTCCGGCTCTTTCAGGTACTCGGAAAGATCGATGCTATCGGGTATAACGTTCACCGAAAATATCCCCCTCGGTTAGTTTGTGTGAGCGAAGCACCATGCGCCAACGAGCGCGATGCGCCCATTCCGGGAACCACTTCGCGGCATGCTTCTGGATCGCGCCAGGCGCCCCAGCAAGCGCATCCAGCTCGCCAACAAAGTCACCCCAGTTGCGCGGGCTGAAGTCCGGCCAGATGCGCCAGCCCTGCTTTGCATCTTGCGCCCAAAGATCGATGCTCTTGGGATACCAAGCTATGTCCGCCAATGCGCCTGCAACGCCGCTACCGCTATTGCACCAGACCAGTACGTTGAGGCCAGCCAGGACGGTCCAATCGCAGCCTGGGCGGTAGTGAATCGTGGGGTTCGTGTACGGCGTCGCGCCGACCAGCGAGACAATGACCTCGTCCGCGGGCGCGCTCCCATTCCTGCGAGCTTCTAGGATGCGCTGAGCGCCTGGAGCGAGTTCAGTCATTTCGCCCTCGCAAACATTTCAAGCTCTTGAGCAGAGCGAGTCGATGTTGGCATTTCGACAGGGAGCTTCGCCCAGTTATCGGTGATCGCGTTCATGAAGGCTTTGTCCCAGTCGGCGTACCTGTAGCCTTTCGCGGCGACCTTCAGCAAGAATGACTGCAAGTGCAGGTCAAGTCGGGTATGACCTTTCGTGGTCGCCCACTTTCGTACTGCCTCGGATATTTCAAATCCTTCAGGCAGGTCTGTCAGGATGGGTTTCGAGCGACGCCTAATATCTTTAGAAGAAGAAGAAGAAGAAGAAGAAGAAGAAGAAGAAGAAGGGGTTGGCTGAAGGTTGGCATCAAGGTTAACCTTATCTTCAACCTTGTCCATATCCTTGGAGATAACCTCCTTGAGTTTTTTCAAGGTCGGATTTCCGCCTAAGTGCCCGCCCTGACTACGTTTTTCCCTAACTAGCTCATCCCTAATCATGCGGCGAGACATGATGGTGCCGTCACCATCTGTGCTAAGCACATTGGCCTGTGACAGCTCCTCAAGCCAACCTTCAACCTCAGGTAAGGTTGCGCCCACAATGCTCGCAAGGTTGGCTGGAAGGATAACCTTCTGCCCAACCTTGAGGTAACCATAGGGTGAACCTTGATGCATTAGGCAAAGCATTTCAATCCAGAGGCCGCGGGCGCCAACTGAACACGCGCGAAGGCCAAGGTCACGTTGCCAATCGCCTGGGTAAAACTGGAAAGATGGGCGCTTCACGGTCAATTCACTCCAGGTAGGGGGCTGGGTAGTAAGCCCAGCAGACGAAAACCGACCAAGGGAAGCCGGGAAACGCCTCGGCCCCTACCTGCAATGAACTTGATGGAATTTGACACAAAGACTCCCTTGATTGGCTGTCGGATTACGAGCCCGACGGTGTGATTATTGTCGAGCTATTGCGGCAGAGTCAAGCTTTTCCCTGCAAATGATGCCGCCCCGCCAGCGCCTCGTACCTCTCGCAGCGCTTGACGCACGGCCGCAAGAGAGCGCACTTCGGATCGCCGCCGCGGACCGCGATGCAGTAGCGGCAGGGGAGGCATGCGTAGTAGGCGGGCAGCTTCACGGCCGCGATCATCTCCGGGAGTCTCCACCCCAGTAATTCAGGTCCGAAGTGTGCGTCGAGCAGGATGGGCAGTACGGCCCCGATGTGCCCCACAATCGTCCGCAACAGGATGCGCAGAGCGGCTTGAAAGGGTCGGTTTTCGCAGGCAGCGCCAATTCGACGGCGGTGGGCTGGCGAGCCGGCATCTTCGCGCACTCGTCAATGATGATGAGATCGGGTTTCACAGATGTGCCTCTGCGTCAGCCACGCGCTCTGCGAAGGTTGCGGGCTCGAATCCGGGGATGCGGCGCAACTTGTGCTCGGGGTAGTCGCGCGATTTGAGCGCTGGCCCACGAACTTCGCCGTTGCAGTGATAGGTGGCGTAATCAAAACGAAGCCCGCCAATAATCACGGCGGTGCAGCCGTCTGCGAGCGAAAAAGGCAACTCAACGTGCCCAAGCAGGCGCGTATCGCAACAACAACGAATCGGGATTTTCATCACAGGCTCTCCAAGTTGTCGTGGCCCAGGTACGGATTGTCGCCGCGCGCACCGATGAGCAGCTGCTCGAAGGTAAAGCCGCGCAGCTTGCACTCAGCGCGGACCTTCGCAAGCGCTTGACGTTCGATCTTGTGCACGTGCCCGTGGCTGCACCCCATAACCTGCGCCACTTCGGCGCAAGTCATGGCGTAGCAGTTGTCCGCAAGGATCTTGGCGGGCATGGTGATTACTCGGATTCGGGCATTTCAGCGAGCGCGGGAGGCTCGATGGAGATGGTGATGTCGGACTTCTGGTGCTCGTACAAATAGGAATGCACGTCGCTATGGCCGACGACTTGAATGCGCAGCGTCGTCTCCACGGTGCCGCCTGTCATGGGCTTGATGCTGATGTTGTTGATTTTCGCGCTGTCGATTTTCAGGATGGTTTCGACGCCCAGGTGAATGAGAACGCCAGCGCCGACCAGCTCGTAATCAATGCCGATGGGGTAATTGATTTCCGGATGGCGCAGCACGAAGTTTTTTCCGCCCACCATGTCGTTGACCGTCTCGTCTTTGTACGTTTCGGCGCACAAGCCGCGGCAGATCACATCCAGCATTTCCTTCGGCAAATGCGCGACGATTTTCATGTCGAAGGCGCCCTTATTGTCGCCACCTTCGGTGCGTGTGTTGAGATGCGAAAATTTGACAGGCTGCTCTTTGAGGGCGAAACGAGTGTCCATGCAGGTTCCTTTCGGTGGGGGTAAATTGAATGTAGGTGGTGGCCGGACTTGATACCGGCTCCAGTTTTGCAGGACCGGCTAGCCGGGGTTCACCGCTCACTACCTGGCGTGCATCTGCCCGCCGTTCATTTTCTTGACGAGTTTTTCCTCGTATTGCTTCACGATGAATTGCGCGCGCTGAGGGGATACGTCGAACTTCTCACCTATTTCCGCCCATGTATAGCGCGCTTTTTTCATGCGCCGCATTGCTGCCGCGCGTTGGTTTGGTGTCATGTCATTCATGGACGCGATGTTTGCATGAGGGGTTGAGGTATGTCAATACGTATCGAATAAATATATTTTGCTTGGCCTGTTGACAAATCTCAACGGCTTGGCGCAATATCCGTCCATCGCATCACAAAACAACCTGGAGAACACCATGTCCAACAATCAAGCCAGCCATACGCCGACGCCCAATTGGGCCGAAGTTGCAACGCCCTTGGTCATCGATACCGACAATCGCGGATGCATCATCGTGCGCGACTCGCGCGGCGACATCGTGATCTTCGAGCGCTATCCCAACGACACGCATGACGGGAAGGACTCATTTTACGAAGCGATGATTACCCGTACTCGTGCCAATTTCCACGCCATCGTCCGCGCCGTGAACAGCCACGCGCAACTCGTGGCGGCGTTGCACTCAGTTTTTCGTGGTATCGAACATGAAGTCGCATCAGGTGGCGGCATCTTCAGCGACAAGCAACTCACGAAAGCCCGCGCCGCCCTCGCTGCGGCCCGCGAATAGGGCGTCGAGATGAACTTCCGCGAAGAACTAAAAGCCATCGATGAACACTACCGCAAGCTGGCGCAGTTCAATGCTGCGCGCCAAGGCAGTTTTGAGTGGCTTGCGCTTGAACAGAATCTCTTTGTGGTTGAACAGCCGGATGGAGAAGAAGATTGAGCGACCAACCCACAGAGCGCCTAAATCGTCATGTTGCCGAATGCGATTCCCGGAGCTGGATGACATTCAAGTCCGGCATCGCTGTCGGCTTCTTCCTCGGTGCGATGTCGCTTGGCTTCGTAGTCTTCTTTGCGCTGTTCATCGCCGCGCCGTTGGTTGAACTCTTTACACGATTCGGAGGTATCTGGTGAGTTTTGCTTTTGAAAGTCGGCTGATAAAAATCAGCGAGGAACGCTGGGCCGAATTGCATGAATTGTGCGGCGACGCGTGGCACGACGAAGGGCATCGCTATTTAGTTATTGACACTCTTCTTGATATCGCCATCCCGATCCAGCGCGACAAGTTAGACGGCGAGTTGTTGGATCAAGTGCTATGACGCTCACCATGCACGGCATGAAAGTTCGAGTCGAGTACGACGACAAGGGCATGCCGTACCTGAACGCGCATGATCTACAGCTCGCGCAGCAATCGGGGCACCCAGCCACATTTGCCGAAGAGCGCGAAGTTCGTGATTTTTTCGCTGAAGCTCTAAGAGAGAAAGGGTTGCAATGAAAACAGACTATACGCAGCACGTTGGCGAAGAAGCGCGCCCAACGATCATCGGTGCAGAGATTCGAGCGCTGGGCCAGAAAGCGACCGAAGTCGCGTGCAGCGAGTTTAACCGTGGCTATCACCATGGGTACGATGCCGCAATCGAAGACCGGGAAGACATGATTAAGTACGCCGCGAAAGTTTGGTTTTGCATCGGTCTTCTCACTGCGGCTTCGGTGACTTGCCTAATTTTTATCATCAAGGCGTGACCCAGCGCATTACACAACCACAAGGAACGAGACAATGACTCTTGTTTTGCAAGAACCCTCCGAGCGCGAGCTGAGCGCCGACTATTTTGATGCGGATGGCATCAATTGGTCGACGCTGAAGGCGATGCGAGAGAGCCCGAAAGCTTACCTCTACGCAGCCGAAAACGACCGCGAAGACAAGATTTCCTTCATGGTCGGGCGCGCGGTGCACACGAAAGTTTTCGAACCGGATTTATTCGATGCCGAGTTCGCCATCTGGACCGAAGGCGACCGCCGCGGGAATGCCTGGAAAGCGTTTGCCGAGGCGCACGCGAGCAAGACCATCCTGAAGACTGACGAGATGATTCTCGTGGACGCGATGGTCGCCGCAGTTCGCAACGATCCTGTCGCGAAGCCTTTCCTTTCCGGCGTATTCGAGCGGCCTATTTTCTGGATCGACCCGACCACTGGATTGCTCTGCAAGGCGCGGCCTGACATGGTCGACAAATTCAAAGAACGCGTGGTCGACCTGAAGACGTGTCGCAGCATTGATCCTCGCCGCTTCGGCAACGACTGCGCGCGGCTTGGGTATCACCTGCAGATGACGCACTACTCGAACGGCGTGAAGACTGGTCTCGGGTGGGAGCCGAAAGAGCATGTGCTGATCGCGGTGGAGAAAGCGCCGCCGCACGATGTTGGCGTGTTCTTGATTTCGGCCGTCGACATTGGCAATGCGGCCGAGGAAGTGGCTGCGCTGCTCGTGCGCGTCCTGGAATGCACCGAGGATGGTGCGTGGCCTGGTCGCTTTTCCGAGGTGCAGGAACTGCAAATTCCGTCGTGGGTGAATGGCGACGTGGAAATCGAGGAGATTCAGTAATGACCAATGCCCGCGACTTGTCGCACACCATCATCCCGAAGTCTGACCAGTTGAACTCGGAGCAGCTTATCAGCGGCCCGATCACGGTAACTGTCACCAAGGTCACCGAGAGCGAAAGCGCCGAACAGCCCGTGCTCATCCACTACGAGGGCGAAAACGGCCGGCCGTTCAAGCCGTGCAAGACGATGCGCAAGCTGCTCATCTTTGCGCTGGGCAAAGATGGTACGCAGTGGGTCGGCCGGCAACTGACGCTCTACAACGACCCCGCCGTGAAGTTCGGCGGCGCGGAAGTGGGCGGCATCCGCATCAGCCACATTTCCGGCATCGACAAGGAAATCCGCGTCAACCTGACCAGCACGCGCGGCAAAAAAGCGCTGTACGTGGTTAAGCCGATGGATGCGAAGGCACGTTCGGCACCAGCGACTGCGCCCGAAGTGGCCGCCAGTGCCCCGCCAGCTAGCCGGGAACGCGATGTAGAGCCTGCAGGCGAAAACGTGGAGTACATCACCGAAAACGAGGTGGCGACGCTGGAAACGCTTTGTAGCGAGCGTGGCGTGAGTGTGGAGCGACTGCGCAGAAAGGCTCAAGTCGAAAAGCTGTCGCTGATGCCCGCGGCCAAGTTCGCCGCCGCGCTCGACTGGGTGAAGAACGCCAGGCCGGATGCCTAGCGATGAGCGCCGCCACACCAAAGTCGCTCGACCCAAACGGCCTTGTCGTCGTGCTCGCAGAGGAAGCAAAGCGAGTGGGCGAGGTCATCTGCTACCGGAAAGTTGGAAATGGCGGGGAATTGCAACCATTCCCAGCGGAGCTGATCCCGACTGGCTGGGCGGCTTTCCCGATCAACGTGAAGTCGTGAAAACAACACCACCCCAACCTAACCAGTACAGCCGGAGAGTGAGATGACGTTTGACGAGCTGCGACGCAATGCCGTGAGAATCGTAAATCACATGGACGATCCGGCGAAACGTTGCCCTGATTACGACGACGAGTGCGTTGACGTGCCCGACCATTTCACTTGTTGGAACGGCTGCACGCGCGTGCTAAATGGCGAAGAGTACACAACCGACCGGGCGGACGGTTACTGCCCATTCCTGATCGGGCAACTCCCCAAGGAGGCGAAGAAGCCATGAAAGACAGCGAGATTTTCCTGAGGGCGGCTGAGACTTGCGCCCTTCCCGTGGAGACCTGGAGCGACGAACACTATTATTGCGCGTGTCCGGCGATAAGCAATGCTGGCGATTACGGCCCAGCGGCAAATCGACTGCGGAAAGAGTTCGAGTTGATGTTCATGCCTCAAAGACCGGGTCCAGATGGTGAGTGGTTCGGCAAATATTACGGCCAGAACGCAGCCAACAACAGCCACTATCGCGTGATCGCGCTTGGGTTCATGGCCGCTATCGCCGCCGACGAAGGGCGGTAAGCCATGAAGCTGACTTTCAGGTATCGGGTGAAATCGATGAACGGGTTGCTAAATAGGCAAGCCCGCGCGGTCAACTTCGTCTGGAACTATTGCAACAACGTCCAGAAGCACGCTCTGAAATGGGGCACGAAGTGGCCTAGCGGCTTCGATCTCAATCGCCTTACCACCGGCTCATACCATGAGCTTGGGATCGCATCCGGGACCATAAACGAGGTTTGTGAGAGGTATGCGAAGTCCCGCTTTCAGCAAAAGAAGTCGCACCTTCGTTATCGCGGTAAGCGCTCCCTTGGTTGGGTGCCAATGAAGGGCTACTTGGTTAAGCAAAGCCCGGACGGTTTTGTGTTTCAGAAAAGGTTGTTCCGAATCTTTAAGAGCCGGCCTTTGCCGGACGGCAAGATATGCGACGGAAGCAACTTCAGCGAGGACGCCAAGGGAAACTGGTTTCTGAATATCGTTGTTGAGGTCGCCGATACTCCTGCGCGCAGCGTGGAATCCGGGATCGGCATTGATCTTGGTCTGAAGGATTTCGCAACCCTTTCGACTGGCGAGAAAGTCGAAACTCCGCGCCACTACCGGCGCATTGAGGAACGACTGGCGACAGCCCAGCGGGCACGAAAGAAGCGCCAAGCGAGAAACCTTCACGCGCGCATCGCTGCTCGCCGCAAAGACTTCCTTCACAAACTCTCGACGCGCATCGTTCGGGAGTTCGACCACATCGCCGTGGGCAACGTGAATGCGGCCGGACTTGCCAAGACCAGCATGGCGAAATCCGTACATGATGCAGGCTGGTCTAACTTTAGAAACATGCTCCATTACAAAGCCATTGGGCACGGGGCGTCATTTGAAGAGGTTAGTGAAAGTTTCACCTCCCAAACCTGCTCTTCGTGTGGTGCGCTGCCACCGGAGAGGCCGAAAGGTATCGCGGGTTTGCGAATAAGAGAGTGGGTTTGTGGTGACTGCGGGGCCGTCCACGACCGCGACACAAACGCAGCTATCAACATTCTCCGACGCGGGCATGCGTCGCTTGTAGAAGGAGTCAGTGCACCATGACTGAAGATGCCAAGACCGATACCAAGACGCCGACTCCGCGAGTGGATGGGTTATTGCTGGTAATAAATGAGGGGCGCGTGACCGGACCGAACGCCCGGTTGCAGAACTCGCCCGCACCCTTGAGCGAGAACTGGCCGAGGCGAATGCGACGATCCGCAGCCTGCGTAGACAACTTGCCGATGCCGACCGGCAGATTACGGGAGATTGACATGACCACCACCCCGCCGCTTGACCCTGTGAGGGAGAAGTAAATGCACTATGAACTGAGGCTAGTGCGCCCGGAAGGCACTAGTACCGAGCAATCGATTTTGCAGCAGCGCTATGCGCCCGATAACGGTTACTGGTGCGAATGGCACCGCGTCCCCGTGCTATGCGTTCCAAAGGAAGAGTTCGACGCAATTAAGAATCGTGGTCGCGAAACCTCAGAAAAGATGGAGCCCATCTGGGTGCAAATCAACACGGCCATCAACGAACTTCGCAACGCGGAATTTTCGGCTGGGCAGACTGAAGAAGTGGAAATGCAGACTCAAGCCGACTTGGCCGCAGAACATCTGATTCGACTCATCCAACGCATCAAGGGGGCGAAATGACGACAGTCACACGTGAACAGTTGCAGAGGCTGATTGCGGCGAACATGTTGCGCTCCGAGTTGGTCGACGCGCACGCAGCGAACACGTTGCTCGCCATCTACAGGCTGGCCATTAGCGGACTCGAAGCCGAAGAGGGAAGGTTGGTTGCACGCTCAGAGTTTGATGCGCAGCAAGTCGCTCACGGGCAAGCTGTTGACGAACTTGCCGACCTCCGCGCGCAGGTAGCAGAGCTAAATGAGTTCGCTGGGAAGTGGTACTGCGAAAACCATCCACTAGAACTGATGGGGCACGATGGCTGCAGGGGCGGTGGGATTCTCGGTTGCGCCCGCGTCAGCCAGGCAGAAAATCGGCTGCGCCTTGCAGAGCAAGCGGAGCGTGAATCGCATCGGTGCTTCGGGGACCTGCTTATGCAAGCACGTCAGCGCTGCGCCAAATTGGAATCGCAGGTAGCAGCAAGAGAATCAGAGGTGTTGGCGTTGCGTGAGGCGCTGGAAGACATCGGAGGCGATTGGACTCCTGATCCAGACGCGCTGGAATTGTGCATCACGGAGATGCAAGAGGCGGCGCGAGAAGCACTCACCGACACCACCCCCTCCACCACAGCCACCCCCGAGCGCATTGAGCGGGAGGCGACGGACCGCATTTTCGATCACTGCAAGGTCGTGTATTACGGGCTGAATGCTGAGTACCCGCTGGAACACAACCCGCTCGCAAAGAAGGAATGCCGCGCTGACATCAAGCGCGCGATTGCCGAAATGATTGCACGCAAAGAAGGATAGAACCATGAGCGACAAAGCCACAAGAGAACTTGAAGTCCGCACCATTCTTACCCATCGGTGCGGGCAGTCTTTATCGCCGGACTTGATCGACAAGCTATGCGAAGAATTCAACGCGGCAATGGATTCGGGCCCATGTGCGTGGGCGTTCAATAACGCCCAACTCCGCGCCGACCTCGCCGCGCGAGAAGAAGATTGCATAACGATGACGTTTCGTCTGATGGGTGAGGATGTGGACTCGTTTTCACCAGAGACACGCGAAGCGTTCCTTCGCTGGCAACCAAAGGCGTGGGAGCGGCTTGGCGGCAAACCGGAGGACAACACATGGATCAAGTGAATGAACTGTTTGAGGCATGGCACCGCGAAAAGTACGGGACGGCCACCTTTGATCGTCAATACAACCGCTTTAACGCGGCGCTCATTACCTACGCACCAGAGGAGATTCAACGCGACTTTGAAGCATTTGAAGCTGGTACTACTGACCTCGCCGCGCGGGATGAGAGGATCAAGCAGCTTGAAACAAACGTTGCTGAGGCATACGGCCATCTGTGGCACGTTAACAATGAACCGCTTGCACCAGTGCCGCTCTACTCTCCCGCCAAGGCTGCGTATGAAGCGCGAAAGATACTTCGCGACTCCATTACGCATGAGCAGCGCGGGCAAGGCATAGCAAATACTCAGCACGTTTGGGGAGACGTCACGAACACTGCGGCGCACGCAATAGTTGACACCCCACCCCTTCCCTCGCAGCCCCAGGACGAAGTGCAGCGATGGCCGATTCGCATGCCGAAGGCGTTGCATCGCGACACGAAAGCCCTCGTCTCCGGGTTCGCTACGGCACTCGCTGAAAAGCTTCACGCGGCCGAGCAGAAATATGGTTATTCGAACGGCTGGGATAACCCGGACTGGATGGACGAGTGCCGTGCCAAATTGCGCGAGCATCTCGACAAAGGCGACCCGCGCGACGTGGCGAACTACTGCGCATTCCTGTGGTATCACGGCGCGTCCACGAAACAACCTGTAACCACTGGGGCTATCGTTGGAGAAATTGTCAATGCGCGGCACGCTGAAGCCATGCGCAAATTGTATCCCTCCACCCCCTCGCAGGAACGGCCCCAGGTGAGCGAGGCGGGGGATGTGGAGACCAGGGAGATTTTGCTCAGGACCGCGCGGTTGATGATCACGCTGTACCGAGGGGCGGCCTACAAGCTGCGCCAGTACAACGTCCCAACGCCGATAGCAGAGGTGGAATGGTTCCGAGAGAACGAGAAATACACGCGGCCATGGTTGCTTGTCGCTAGCCGACTGCTGAAGATTAGCGGAAGCGATTGCCCCCACCCTGAGAACGATGAATGGCTAAGCAAACTAGAAGCTGCCGCTGACACCGCCCTTCGGCAAGCGGGGAAGGGAGAGGGAGCGTGAGCAAGCACAAGGAACAGGCGATCAAGATCAGCGTCCACATGCAAGAGCTAATGAGCATCGTAGATCAGTATCTTGCAGAAGTCGCGGGCGAGAACGTGTCGTTCGTGCTGATGGTGTGCGCCGATGGCGTGACGCAATACGGCGCGAACGTCGAACGCAAGGATGGTGTCGAGTTGATCGAGGGCCTTCTCGAAAGATGGAAAGCCGGTCGCGCTGACATTCCCGCTCACCACAACCCGGACATCAAGAAATGAACACACCCACCCCACCCGATCTAGACCTTGATGCGCTGGATGAATTGCCCGCTCTATTTGGGGAAGGCAAGCCGCTAGTTTTGAATGCTGAACAATTTAGAAATCTAATGGCCGCCGCCCGCACGCTGCAAAACCTGCGCGACGGACAGGAGTGCGACGGGTTCAGGTTGGTGCCAGCAGTTAAGGGGTTGTGCGACCTATGCGGAGAGGGTCCGCAGAAATTTGAGCATGCCCACGGCACGCCAGCACATCTGCGCATTTGCGCGACTTGCAATGGAACGCTGTTTCGCAAGGAGATACTTCAATGAATTTCGATGGAATTTGGGAGGGCATGGTCGCTGTGTTCTTTGCTGCCTGCATCCTGTGTGCCGCACTCGGTGCGCTCGCAATGTGGCTGCTGCCGAAGGTGTGGGCGTGGTTCAAGCCGATTCTTATTGGTTGGCTGTCGTGAAAGGGAAAGACCATGCCTGACAAATCGCTGGTAGCGAGGTTGGATGCGCTCGCCGACTGGTTCCATAGCCACACCTGGATGCAGAACCGCGCTTTAGCGCTCGAAGCTAAAGCCAAGATCGAAGCGCAAGCCCTCGAACTCGAACGCCTGCAAGGGATGGGGTGGTTGCCGATGGAATCCGCGCCGAAAGATGGGACGAAAGTCCTAATGACCGATGGCCGCGGGAATTTTGCGTCTGCTAGCTGGATCGATTGCAACTCTTGCGATAGTGGTGAGCCAGGCCACGAACCTTCGTTCGGATGGTACATCTCTGACTGGCACAACGATCCGATTCATCTGAGGGGCCACCTGTACGCAATGCACTGGATGCCGCTCCCCAACCCACCAGAACAGGAGAAGGTATGAACAACGTGCTTTGCGGCTCCAGGTTAGCTTTCGATGCGTGCCGATTTGGACTGCCGGAAAATGTGGACAAGAATGGCGCGCACCATTGTGGCTGCGAGCGACCCTGCGAAGAGTATCGAGACGTAGCGGAAATAAACCATAGGCGCGAGGGCATCAAGCCAGACAAGCATTTCGAACGCAAAGTAATCTCGTGGAAAGAGGCAAGTCATGACTAATGAAGAGCAGAAAGCATTTGAAGCCATTTTCGGCCCTGAACCTGAATGTAAAACGCGCGGTATATGCCCACCACAGCCATGGGAAATATGGAACGCCCGGCGTGAAGGATTCACTGCCCAATCCCCCACACTTCGGGCGCTGGTGGAGGCGCTAGAAGAAACACAGAAGCACT